TCTTCTACTATGTCCATATGTTCTTTTTGTGTTCCATGTGCACTACGTAAATCTATATAGTGAATCCAAGACCGAACACTTCCCGTCATATAGATACGGGTCGGAGTTGCTAACGGGAGAACAAATCTCGCACATTCCTTCGCAACACCCTCACGGATGAGTTCATTGTATAAATCAAGTCCTTCAGCGAAATACCTCGCAATCTGGTCTTGTAACCTTTTCGTTTGTTCTTCTGGTATGTCATCATTACTATTCTGACGGTTTTTTAAGTCCTGACTACGAAGATCAGGCACTGGAATTTCTCCCAACAGATTAGTGTTTGCATAACGCTGACTAAACTCTTGGAATGTAAAAGATCTATGTCTTAATATTTGTGCTGCTATACCCCTAGTCGTTTCTATTTCGACTGTCATATGTGCTTGCTCGAAAACTGACCAATGCCCATGTTTTATACAATATCCTAATAATCCTGCTACTGCGGGATTAGTCTGATTTTGTGGGTTGCTTACCCTCGCTATGTAACCCATCTGCTTCTCTGCATCTGGAGTCACTGTCACTAGATTTACTTTCATATTTTCGGAATAGTTTTGCATATTGCACTTCTGTGGCACTATACAAATCAGGGTTTTGTTTCGCTCGTTTAATTAAGATTTTTGCTGCTTTTCTACTCTTCATGTAGGTATTTATGCGTATGGTCATGTAACGCATCAAATATCTCGTCAGCAAGGTCGTCTAAGTCTTTTGTATCAGACTCAAAATCAAAATCATCCTTCTCACTTACTAGTGCTTTGTGTGCTAGTTTTGAGATATGATTTTTTATCGAAGAGGGGTGGAGAAATTCCTCCGTTACACCATCCAATATTTTTGATTCTGGATCCGTCTCTGAGTTTGTCATAGTAGCAGTTAAATACGTCCATTTTGACACCCATCACTATATCATAGTGAGGAGCAAATTCTTCGCTACCGTCCTTGCGATCAAGGTAGGTAACTATCCAAGCATTTGTAGGAAGTTTCTTGTCTTCCCTTTTGTCGAAGGTGCAATCAATATGTAAGAAGGTAAGTTGATGCTTGTCTGCAACTTCTTCTATTTCTTGATTACCCTCCCAGATCATCCTCTGTTTCCCCATTCTATTGATGGAAATGCTTCTTCAACTGCTGCCTTAGTAACACGATATTTTGATTGAATATCTTTATTACATGCAGATACTAATAAGTTTGCTTCCTCTTCAGCAAGACCTTCTAATAGTTGTACAAAGAGTTGCTCTCTCTTCATACCTTTGAGCGAACTATCTCCACCTTTAAAGTATCTGTAGAGACCTTTATATTCATGTGTTAAACGAGTATGCTCTGTTCCTATTGGAGCATCGTTAGGGTTAAAAGGAACCTCGCCTGGTGGTAATAAGAACTCCAGAGATTCGTCAAAGTTGATGATTAAGATTGCACGTAATGCATTGTTGTTATACTCTTTTAAGAGATCAACCTTTTCCTTCTTAGTCTTCGCTGAGGAGACCTTTTGAAGGATTTCAGATACTAGTGCATCATTAGGTAATTTTTTTGCTGCCATTTCAATTCACAGTTTGGTAATATTATATCAGATTTAATCGTCCTCGTCAAGTATGTCATCGGGATCCATGAATCGAACTGCTAAAAGTTCTTCATTCACATATGCACCATTGCCATTCAAAAACTCAGGATGTAGATTGTCCATCTGACGTTTGTTTGTGTGGGTATCCACTGCGGATTTGTAAATCCAACCTACTATCCCGCCCATTAAGAATGCTAGAACCATTCCTGCAGCGGAGAAAAATAGGATTATGTTAGTTTCCATTATGCTCCTTGTTAAAGTCTATTCTGAGTCGAATTGACCACCTAAAGAAATAGAAGGTACGATCAAACCAACTGGGTATTCGTATCCTCCTGCTTCGTGGAAGCATAATCTCTATGCCTTTATTTAGAACGTATTCTTCTTGGTGTTTTTGCTTTTTCGTAGTTCCACGCATCACTTAGTATTCCATATAAAAATTTTCTGACCTTTCTAGCATCTTCTATAGTAAAATTGGGATATGCTCCCTTAATGTCTTGACCGCCATGTTTTATGTAGTGGTCAAGGTCGTCTATTGTGCAGGATATGTTTCCTGCTGTTCCAGATGCGACAAATCTGGAAACGTCACTTTTCTTGAAATTGTTCTCTTCAAGAAATTTCATCATCTTGAACGTATTACGACCTGTCTTGAGCATTGCTCTATCGTAAACTGCTTCAATAATGTCAACTAGCGTGTCTTCTGGATCCATCTAATAAATTGTGTTCTTTTAAGTATTTTACAGTATCGGTGCAACCACCTAATTTTTTGTTATTTAGAAGAACTTGTGGAAATGCTGCATTCCCTCCAAACTCTTCTTGAAAAGCATGCCTGTCGAAATGCTCATCTAACTTATACTCTCTGTAAGAATATTGGCACAAATCTAGGATTTGTTTAACTTGGTCGCAATAGGTGCAACCGTCCTTTGAGTATACGGTAAAGTTCATAGGAACGTGGTTAAGAAGGCATATCCGATTAACCAAGCACAGAGACCTCCTAGCACTTTATAATACTTACGAATTGGTGTTCCGAAGTATTGTTGCCCTATCATAAGGCATTTGTGTGCGGGTGACAAGAGGTAACCAGAATATTCTGTGGCAAGAAACCAGACCAAATATTTAGGACCAAATATCAGCACCAACGCACTTGTCATTCCTGCATACTTACCAGATGACCCCATAATCCATGCTGCCACTGCTCCAACGATAGAAACAGGTATAATCATGCTAGGGTCTGCTGATTTTAAATATGCCATAACTGGTTCTTTGACCAATCCAACGACTCCACCTAATGCTAACACAAAAGTAGCAATAATGGCAAAATTCTTATCAATGTATTTTCCCCAGTTCCAATCTTTACACAAAATGCTGTAATAACAGCACATAGCAGCAAACCATGGAAAGAAGAATATTGCCCCTGCTTTACCTACACATAATAAAAACCAAAGTGTAGCGATAAAAGGTGCCCAACCACGTAATGCTCTTTGCCAGTCGAAATCACGGATACCATCCATATTTGGAATTACAGACCTAGGGTCAACCTTAGAAAAGATATACCACCACGTATAACCCAAACATATGCATAATGGGACAAATGTGTATCCCAACATCTCTCTATATGTTATACCCAATGCTGCCATCGGTAATATAATGGTTTTCTCCAATGGAGACCACCAGTAATAGTGATGAGTGCTCAAATAGTCGATAATGCCATATGCACTCCTTTTCTTCTTGTCAGGAGGTGCTATAGCGTCCAGTAAGGGTGCTGAAAGTGCAACTCTGCCTGGTATAGGCAAAACACCACCTAGAAGCGATGTAATAATAATCATAATGCGATTATCACGAACATATCTCTTGGCGAGCGAATATACATCATCAAGAACATGGTATTCTCGGATAAATCCACCGAGAATCATAATTCCGAAAATATAACCCATATACAGTTCTTTCTGTAAAATGGATTCTGCTATTTTAATCATAAAAACCTATTTGGTAAAAAATGCCCCGAATTTTTTTTCCGACTTTTTTGGGAACTAAAAGTCATTTTACCTCACCAATCATCATCTGTCAACGTTGGTGCAGGACATGGTGGTGCTGTTTTGTGATAGGTGATGTGTAATACCTCTATGAACACAAGAGAACACACTAATATCATATTAATCTGGAACAACGGATGCTTGAGTAAATTCATTGCATAAAAAAAGACCCCCACTATGTAGAGGTCTGTAATCTAGATATATGCGACCTAGAATGTGTACTTAGCACCAACTTTAACACCGTATGCATTGTCAGCAGTCTCGTCTGTTAGAAGAGAGATTTCGCCATATGCACCAACTGATTCAGTTAGGTCTAAAGAACCACCAACGTAACCAATGAAGTCTGTTGAAGACTCACCGTTATCTGGAGATGATACTACAGGACCACCTGATACATACCAGTTGCTTCCTTCGTAACCCACTTGGAATTCTGTTGAAAGTCC